TTTCTTTTCCATGTTATACTTCTTTTAAAAATGCTTCAAATATTTTCATCATGCGTTTGTCGTTTTCCTTCAACTTCTTAAACTCCTTTCGTTTAAAAAATGCAACCCCACTCCCGCCGCCAGTTTGTGCCGGTGGCGTTGCTGTTAACATCACATTGTTTGCTAAAATGGTTAATAACATACATTTAGAAAATCATTATTCGTCTTAAATTCGTTGATGTTGATTGCAAGCAATACACCCATCTTACCAAGCCAGCACTGGATAATTTCTTAACCCAAATCTTATTCCCTAACAAAGCTGCACCTCCGAAATACCAATCAGAAGTAAAAGGAACAATCGTGTTATCCACTACTGAATATTTATAAAACCTTTGCGGGATTGCTGCCGTTCCTTCTTTGGCAATGATGATATTTTCATAATCCCAAAATGTGCTGTCACCTGTTGCGAATGTTTGCAATGCAGGTGAATAAGTAACGGCTGTCCACGCCCCTGCTCCTGCCGTACCGCCTGCAATATCAAATCTGTCAAGAACCGCCGTACCGCCTCTTAGTGAATAAATATACCTGCCGTCTTTTATATCGGTAATATCTGCCCAAACTGCATCACCCGTTTGTCCTACAAAGTCAGCACTCATTCCTGCTATTGGTGCGCCTACCCTTGCTGTTGTTGGCGCAACTACCGCCCAAGTATTGCCTGAAATGGAATACTTATACATGGTTACGGCATTGTTCCCTAAAACATATATGGCATTTTCATCCCCTTCAATCTTATAAGTGCTTGTTGCATCCGGGTTTGTTGTCCATGCAGAAGCAACGGTTAATACAGTTCCATCATTATCGGTTATCCTTCGTATTTGTCCGATACCCGTTCCGGCTGTTATTCGTACTTGTGAATTAATCCATTGGTCTGCCGTCCATGCTTTTGTCGCATCGGTTAAAGTTGTTGCTGCCCCTGCTGATGCCGTTCCTGAATCGTAATAAGTATCTTTTATTGCCGGTGTAACCATTCTTCCATCTGTTCCCCACGTTGCAGGTAATGTAGTTATTGATAAATTACTCCATGCAGCGGTGGCAATATCCCAACGCTTAAAAGAACCTGTTGCAAGTGTTCCTGTTGCAAGTACAAAAAACGAACCTGATGAAATTCTGAATGTATCGGTATTAACTACCGCCCCCGGAGCTGCATTGAAAGTAATAATTGTCGTTCCTGTTCCACCTGCTATTTCAATAGCTGTTATCGTTCTGCGCTGTCCTAAGTTTGCAGCCGTACCGGATAAAAATTCTATTTCAGCACCAACTACCAAACCACTTATGTTTGAAGTTGCTGCCGCTACGTTAGCTGTTGTTGTAGTTCCACCTGTTGCGGTAAACGTAACACTCCACGGGTGATAACAACCGCAAGCCCCGGCTACAAATGTTCCGGCAAAAGCACCTGATGTTATTGGTAAATAATCATCGTTTAAATGGTCGTACAAATAATGAACCGTACCAGATAGCATATATAAAGCATATCTGGATAACCCTGATTGATCTGCCGCTACAAAAGAACCTGCTGCCGTTGCGGTATGCGCTGGCATCATTGTTTGCCATTCTTTACGATTTAAAATCGGGATATTATTCTGCGCTTCTGCCATAAATTATCCGTTTGCGTTATTAATATTTGCCATTGTTGCTACTAAGTTGTTCATATCATGTGCCATTTCAGATGCCGGAATACTTGTTCCGAAATTCGTTAATGAACTTACTACTGTACTTGCCACCGTTGCCGTTACACTTCCTGAAATTGGTAATGTAGCTGCGTTTGGTGTAACTCTCAACCCCGGTGCTCCGCTGTTCATAGCCCCACCTAAAGGACTAAGTACAGCAACCAAACTTCCTAATGTTTCAATCAAACTATTAAGCGTTGCAAGTTGTGCCGTTTGTTCATCTTGCTTTGTTGCTGTCGCCGCCCCTGTTGCAAGTGGTACTACTGATAAACTAACTGGAACGGCTGCTGCTCTTAATTCAGCATCTGTTAAAGCATCTGTTTGTTGATTTGCTGATGTGGCAAGTCCGGTAGGTAATGAAGAAACTGCAACTGTTCCTGAAACGGGTTGTGTTACAGGAAAATTACTTACTTCTACCGTACCCGTTACCGGCAAAGGATCTGATGCACTTACCATCGTTGCCACACCATCAACACCAAACTCAACCTTTACCAACTCATGCTGAACACCATTAACCTCATCTGTTGCAATGGTAGCACCCCCTGGAGTTGTGACTGCGTTAATTAAAACATTATCTGCCATATTAAACCTGTTGTGCCGTTGCGCTTATTATCAAATCATTTGAATCCTTAACCACTGTAAACTGATATTTCCTTTTCTTCATAACTTCTTTTAGTAATTCGTCAAACCTTAAATTTATCATTGCCATCATTTCAGCTCTGAAAGTATCTATCTCACTTTTTGAACTACTGTTAAGAACTATCTCAGGCTTGTAATCTTTAGAATTAATTAAATCAATCAATTCATCTATCCGGCTTAAATCACCATTCAGCTTTTCTTCAATCAACCTTTCAAGTTCATCCCTTACTTTAGTAACAACTTCAACCTGCCTTTCACCCTCACCACTTATCAACTCACCAAATAATTTTATTTCGTCCAAATCTTCTTTTGTCGCCAACCCTTCAAACCTTTCCAGTACCGGGCTTAAATCTGTTTCTTTTATTCCTCTCACGTCCCGGCCTATGTCCCTGATTTCGTCCTTTAGATAATCAATCGGTTCAATTATCTCACTGTAATCAGGTTTCAGTTCTTTTGTTTCTTCAGGCTCCACCGACTTGATAAGTCCTGTCTTTGGTATCAACCGATCATTCGCATCTCTTTTCGCCACCAATGCAACCGTACATCGGCAATTAATTGTTGTTGCCGCAACGTCTCTACTTAATCCTCTTGCCTTCGGATCTCCCGGCTGAAACAACTGAACTTTATTGCGAGGGTCGATAAAATAATCCTCATAGTTTATTATTACTCCGTCCAACCCCCAATGATTTGCGTGGTCCTCAGGATTGCGGCCTCTTACCCTGTGGTCATGTCCGGAAATCCATTCCTTCATCGTCTTATACTCAAACTTTTCCGCCGCCGCCACTGCCGCCACGTTGGTAGCACTATTTACTTCCGTCCTCACAATCCTTGCCGCTTGCCGCTTCTCAAAGCCTTTATCCCGTATCGCTTGCGCAATCTCCTCAAACGTTGCGCCATCTGTTACAGCTTTGGATATTAGCGGTAGAAAAAAATCTCTCATTGTCTTTACCGCCCCAAACGTTATTTTTTCTACCAAATGCTTGCGGAAATAATTCGTAACAAAATTAATGAAGTCTGGATTAAACCCAAAACCTTTTTCTTCCTTCCGCAAATCTCTGTAAACCCTATTGGCATGGTAAACGCCAACATTTGAATATAAATCTTGTACTATCTCTGTTAATGATTTTGATGCAATGTTATCATCAAAGTATTTAGGTGCCGAATCAATGCCGTTTATCTTCAAGTACTCAATCAAAGAACTAATATCTTGCTTTATCGCCTTTTGCAGCTTAGGATAAAATCTGCTCTCAAACCTGCGATTTACAAGTTCCACCAAACGACTGTATTTTTTCCTTTCCTGCAAATTCATTTATCAATCTTTTTTTTAATTGCGAACGCAGCATTTCCATTCTGGCTTTCTCAATACTACACCTCCTTTCTTTCTTCGTTACCGGGTAGCGTTCAAATATTATCTTCTCAAGATCATTCATCCCCTATCATTTTGTCAATCTCATTTGCTTGCACCTCACTCATCGGTTGCTTGGTTCCGTCTATCCACGGCTCATCAAATAAAGGGTTGTCGTTTTTTTGCAACCCTAAAATATTTAACTGCTCATTTGGTGACAACATCCATAACTTATTAACCCAATCTACTTTTTCACCCATGTTTTCGTCCAGCTCTGAAAAAATAGTAAAGTCGTAATCAACATAAATATTTTTCCCCTTGAATCCCCAATCATTGTTTAATTTATGGTTAAACGCATCCCTGAATGTTGTAAGCAACGGAAATGCGCATCTCGTTGTAAGTGCTTTCTCCGCTTCTTTTACATTGTTGTAAGTTTTTTGAGTAAGCCCCAACAATTCCGGCGGCACACCGTAAATGTTGCACAACATTACCGCATCCCATTTCTCACTCTCTATTATCTGCATATCCACCGGCGATAAGCCTATGTCCGTCCAATTCATCCTGTATGCCGTCGCTACCATCTTGCCATAAGAGTCAGCGCCAGAATACTCGGCGCTGGTGAGTAGTTTTTTTACTTTAGCGGCTTGCTCCCCCATTATTGCAATGTTACCCATGTCAACATCTTGCGGCGATATATCTGGCGAAATGAATCCCTTCACCCCCTGATTTTTAAAGGCTACCGATGCAGCCGTCATCGCCTCATTATTTCTCGTATATCGTTTTACAGCTGCCTTTAAAGGCGATAAGCCATAAAGCTGAGCGCCGTTTGTTGACCACTCGGGGGTATAATATTTTTCGTGAAGGATTTCCTCTTTCGTGAATTTAGTGCCTTGCGTGAAAATATTGTACGCTAATGGAGCTTGTGGAAACGTTCGTGTTGCCTCTATGCTGATAAGATGAGAGGGTAGATTATGCAACGCTTGCGGCTTGCCGCCGTTGGCACCCGCTTTTAAAATCTCTGCGTAAACATATCTATCTCCGGTTATCAGTTTATTGATCGCACCGGAAGCGACAAAATCATTAAACGTTTCATACTCATTAGGCCAGTTAAGCAGCTCATTTATTTTTGCATCGCCTTTTACTTTTTGCAACGATTGCGACTTTAATTCATGTAACCGCTTTACGTTTACATCTTTTTTGTGGAACTCGGCTTTGTATTCTTTAAATTTATTTTCGTCAATTACTTCATACTGCCCCCATTCCGGTAATCTTATTTTATCAGCTATTAAAGATATGATTGAATAAATTATATCATTAGATAAATACCCATCTATTAAGTATGCCTGCTTATTATCTGATGGCGAAATTATTTGCCCTTGTACTAACTGGCTAAAGGGTACGGGGTACTGCTTTCGTTTCTTAAATAAATTTTTTATACTTATTCTGCCCATACTATCATAGGTTGCTTAATATGAAAAATCATGTTCATAAGTAGCATGTCTAAGTAGTCTGGCGATCTGTGCAAGGCCTCTTTCATATCTTCTTTTTTTATCAGGCGTTTTTTTTGTTCATCCTTATCAACGCCTGCGGCCTTTAGTTGTGCAAGTTCAGCAATAATTCTATCTTTTTGCTCATTTGAGCAAATTATTTTTATCCGCCTGTTATTTATCATTTCCGCCAGCTTATAGCCGCACTCTGATTTTAAGTTCGCAAACTCCTTTTTATTCACCGCCGGGGTGCCACCGTGAAACTCTTTAATGCCCGTTAAATAGCTTTCAAGGTAGGCCCCCATCCCGTCGCTATCTACTACTGTCTGGCTGTGGCCTATTGATAACTCCTGCATTAAATTTTTTATATCACGCTCAATCTCAATGCCGCTTGATTTTGTCTTATCAACGGCAATGCGACATACGTTGCCATTCCATACACCTACAACAAATCTATCCCTGCCCTGCATTGCAAGGTCTGCGCTTATTGAGCGCATACCGTTGCCTCTTACTTCATTCGTGAAAACATCTGTTACCGCATCGTAATCACATAACGCTGTGGGGTCGTCACTAAACTCCCAATTGCCATAGTACAGGCGTTCTTTCTCCGGGCCATCCGGCATTTCCTTTAATGACTTCAGCGATGATTCAGGATAGTTGGGGTTGTCCCATGCAAAGGCCTGAACGAATTGGCGGTACGGTAGTAGCTCACCTTTTTTTGCAGGTGAATAAAATTGCTCGTAAGCCCAATTTTTTGTCGGGTTTGTTGCAAATAATATTTTTGGGATTAAATTAAATTCATTAAGCTTGTATCTTATTCGTACTTTGAGTATGTCTTTTGCCTTTCTCGTTATCTGGCTACATTCGTCAACAAAGGCATCTGTTATTTCAAGCGACCCCAATTCATCGTAGTCAGGGTCTGATGGGTAATGATACAAATCCCGTAAAAAAATAAGGGAGCCGTTAAAAAATTCAATACAGTTTGGATTTTCTTTGTCTTGGGATGAGGTAAGCTGATAGTGCCTCCCCCTTTTTAACCCCTGTTTTGATGCTACCTCCAAAAATGTTTTTAAGGTTGTGTCCTTTAACGTTTTCATCACCGCTCTGCCGATCAGGCCGTGGGATCCGGGGTACTTCAACCGGTTTTTTAGCTGCCAATAACACCCAAGGAGGGATTTGCCGGGGCCGGCGGCTCCTCCGAATAATACCTCCTCTGTGGTGCTATCTTCCAAATAATCTAAGGCGATAGTTTGTTTTTTGTTCAACTTCATAAAACAAAAATAAAAAAAACCCTCCGTAGAAACGGAAGGTTTGTTACCATTAAAAACTACTACTTATGAATCATACGTTTTTTCTTCCTGCCAGACTATACCGATTTG